ACCAGAAAGCCCCCGGCCGCACCCACGTTTTCGGTCATGGTCTTGGATTCCATGCCCGGCTCGCGCTCTTCCTTGAAACGGACCAACCGCTGGTCCGCGCCAGGATAGCCGCGCTTCAGTTCCATCCACGAGGCCACCAAGAACTCGTTGAAGTCCTTGAACCCCTTGGGGTTCTGGGGCTCCGGGGCGGGTTCCTGCGCCTCTTCCAGCGCCGCGCGCTTGGCCTCAAGCTCCTGCAACTGGGACGCGTCCGCCACAAGGCGGTCGGCGTCCTTCAGCATGGGCTCGACCTTGGCGCGGTCCTCGGCGCTAGCCTCTGGATTGGTCAGAATGACGCGGGCCTTCTCTTGAAGGTCCTTCGCCTGACCAATCATGTCCTTATAGGTCAGCATGTTCCACCTCAACTAACTCGGTACGAATACGGATTGCCTCTGCCATCTGCCGCAGCCGTTCTTGCTCGTCCGAGGTGGGTGGATCGTCGGTCGCCCCGTCGGGCGTCTCCGCGTCCGGCCCGGCCTGCGCACTGTCGCTTGCGCTGCCGTCTGGCTCGTCTTCCGGGGCGGCTTGCCCCTGTGCGTCGGCGGTGCCTGCATCGTCTGCGGCGGCCGCCCCGGTATCTGCATCGGGGATAACCCCGTTGAGCAGCGGTAGCAGTTCGAAGCCCTCCGCTTGCAGGGCCACGAACAGATCAATCAACGCCTGATTAACCGCCTTGACTTCTGACGCGGCGGATTCGGCGGCGGCCTCGGCGGCTTCCTGTGCCTTGAGGGCGGTCACTTCGGCCTCTTCATTCATTGGGAAGGTGACAAGGCTCACCTCCCAGAGTTTGATCGTCCGCAAGTTGCGCACCGTCTGGCTTTTGCCATCGGGGTCAACTGTCTCACTGAAGTCTTTATCCAGCGGGTCATACCCAATGGACATTTCCCCAATGGCGTGATCGTGCAGCAACGCCAGGGCGTCGCGCCCGCGCTGCGTGTTGCTGATCAGGCCCTCGAAGAACAGCCCCTTGCTATCTTCACGCATGGTCAGCGGGCGACCAATCGGCTCGTGGGGATCGTGCTGCCACAACAGCTTGACCTTCTGCCCGCGCTCGGCCAGCGTCTTAGAGAATGCGCCGGGGTGGATCACGTCGCCCCCAAGGTCCACGTTGCCGAACACGGCGGCGTGCCCCTCAAAACGGCGGCCCTCCACATCCACAGCGCTGATTTCAAACGGAACGGTTTTGTGTTCCATGTCCTACCCCTTAAACTCGGAAGGGCCGACCGCGATCTGCGTCTCCGGGTACACGTGTACCTCGGCCGCATTGATGCCTTCCCAATCGAAGTCAAAATCATAGTCGGGCCATAAGACCACCTTGACCACAGGTTGCGGGCTGTTGGCGTCGAGGACCACCTCGATCCGCGCCACGCTATCGGGAGGAATGCCCAGCTTCTCGCAAAGCGCCGCGCCCATCTCCTGGGTGTTAGACATAACTCAACTCCTGCATTTCCATCTGTAGCCGCTCTTCGTCGGTCAGGTCGCCCACAATCGGCAGCGTGGTGCACCGGCAGTTGGCGAACTCGCCAATCGGCGCGTTGGGGTCGCCGGGGTACATGAGTTCATTGCCGTCGCCGCTGACAAACGCCTTGTTGATGGGCTGAATTTGCCCATTCAGCGCCCGGTGGCTGTCGCGCACGCGCCCGTCCAACTGGCTGAGCCACTGCTTATACTGCACGCCCCACTCGGTAAATACAGCCTGGCTGCCCGCGTTGGCAGCGCGCACCGTCTCCGTGCGGGCAATCAACTCGGCACGATAGGCGGGCATCCGGTCGCGGGCAAACGTCCAGTCATCCTGCGAGGTCGTGCCATCCATCCACTGGTCGAACATCGTCGTCAGGTGGCGGCTGGTTTCGTCCACCGTCCACCCGTCGTCCATCGCCTGGTAGATCAGGCCGCTTATCTGGTCCGCACTGGTCCGGCTGATGGGGTCCGCAAAGGCTAACTTGTAGTCCGCAATGAACTGCTGGGCCTCAATGTTGCGCACGTCGAAGGCCAGCCCCAGTTGCGTACCCCAATACTCGCCCCGGTTCTCCATGACGCCCATCAAGATCGGCCATAGGCCCTCGCGCCAGTCTTCCTTACCTTGCGCCAGCAGCATGGCAAGCACGTCTTCGATGACGGTTGCCCAGGCAATCGTGCCGCCGTCCTTGTAGGCTTTGCTCTTGTGTTTGCCCACAATCGCCAGCACGCGCCGCATCTGCGTCTCGAATACATTCCGCGCGGCTGCCTTCAGGCGCGGTTCCCAGGCCCGCACGCCCTTATCCATCGCCTTGTAATGGGCCGTCTTCTGCTCTTCCGTGAAGCGTCCGGCCTTGTGCTCAGCTTGCTTGGCGGGCGTCTTGTCCGGCGCACGGGTGTCCGTAGTCGCCGCAGCGCTCACCCCTTCATCCCGGCCGTCACCGGCAGGTTGCACGTTGTTGTCCGGGGCGTTGCCTGCGGGCTGTTGCAACTGAGGCGGCACGGGCTGCGGGGGCTCCTGTGCGAATTGGGCGGGCTGCATATTGATTGCCACATAACTCACGTCGTCGCCGTCAAAGCGCTCGGTATCCACACCCGCCGTCTGGTACGCCTGAAAGGCGGGCATCCCCATCTGCCACATCTGGTAGGCCGCCCCGACCAACTCCGGCACGTTGCGCTGCAGGGCGGGCACGTCGCTCAGGTCAAACTTGGGAAACACGCCGCTGGCTTCGTCGCTCAGGTGGTATTGCAGGTCCGCCTCGAATAGCGACAACTCAACCGTCATGGTGTCTTCCCAGAACGCGCGCCGCGCTTCCTGGGCGTTGCTGTAGGTCGAGCGCATCAGGCCCAGGCGAGTGTTCAATAAAATCAGCGGCACCCCAAACGGGCCAATCACGCGCGCCTCGTTGCGCTCGTCCAGGCCCTCGAAGCCCATCTCATTGAAGCCCAGCGTCAGCCGTTGCCACGACGCGCCGCCACCGAGCACGATAGGCTTGTCCCAGTTCTGCGAGCCGCCATACACCTCGGTCCACTGGTCGCGCAATTGGGCGATGGTCGTGTCACTCACCATGTCTTTGAGCGACACTAAGCCGGGAGCCATCGTGCCGCGCTCAAAGAATTCCTTGAGGTAGCTCGTCACCTCGTTGTCCACGTCGCCACTGGCTGCCATCGCGGACATTGGGCTGAGCCCGTGGCCCAAGCCTTCAAGTGGGTCGAGCGGGTTGGGAAACTTGGTATGGCTGATAACATCCGGCAGGAACGGCACGCCGTCGCGCGGGGCCTTGCCCTCCGGCACGTACACAAAGCCCAGCAGGCGCTTCTGGTCATCGGTGGGCAGGATAAGCATCCGGTCGGGGCGCAGGTTGATCATCTCAACCACCTGCCCGTCGCGGCGATCCATGTACGTGAAATTTTCGCCCGCAATGTTCAGGTACGCCTCGGCCTGTTGCATGAACTCCACACCCGACTGGAAGCGATTGGGGCGCGCGCACAACTGGCTTAGCGGGTGCTCCGGCGGCAGGGCTTCCGGGTTGTCAGGGTCGCCCTGATACGCCCGCAGGATCGCCTTGCTGACCGCGTTGTACTTGTACCGGATCGCGCTGTAGATCAGCGCGTTGCCCGCAAAGCCCTCCGTCGCATAGGCGTGGTAATCGGTCAGGTTCCACGTCGGCTGCCCGGTGCGCCACGCGGGCCACATCAGCGGCAGGCTCTTGGCTTCGGCCAGCGCACGAGGCGGCAGCCCGCCCCGGAAGACTTGTAGGGCCAGCGCGGCCCGTTGTCGGATGCCCGGTTTGCGTGCCATTGGCCCGCCCCTATCCAAAGACAATCGGGTCAAACCCCACGACGTACAGGGTCACATCGCCGTCAGTCGCCTGGCTCAGCGTGAACTTGAGATAGCGCGCCCCCCAGGCGTGGTCTAGCCGAAATTGGAAGGTGCCGCTGGTGGGCAGGTTGCCCCCGGACCAAACCGTGCCAGGGTCGTTGGCCTCATATACGTCCGCCACCGCCGTCCCGCTGAAAATGGCGGCCGCCACGCTCAGGTCCGAACTGGCCGCCACGTCCGACGCATCCAGGCAGTAGATCACGAAAAAGGCATAGTTCTTGCCCATGTCGATCTCGGTGATCGTCGTTTCCCCATTCGGAATGGTGCAACTCTTGACCGGGCTTGCCCCAAAGCCGATCCCATCTTCTAGTGCCATATCACCAACTCCCAAAATAGGACTTGCCGCTATCGCGACTCATCACTGCATAGCGCCAACTGTCCAAACCATGATCATCGTTTTTGACTGGCTCTTCTTTGGACGCCCTGCCCTCTTTAGCGGGCTCCCAGATGTAGCCAGGCACTTCCTGAGCAGTACACGTTGGCCGACGCGCTTCTCGCAAGGTTCCGTCCTCGCGCACCAGAGAATCCCGCATAAGGAATACGCGGGGCTTGCCATCCCCGGCCTTGCGCAACCGCTTCTGCACAGCCTCAATGCCCGTCTTAACCGCCTTATCTGCGGGGTTGGTGGCAATACCGTGCCGGGCAAGCGTGGCCCGATCCTCAGCGTCGTGGTCTGCCACTGTGTAACTGATGCGCTCACCCTCAGATAACCGCTTGATGTCTCCCGCAAGGTCTTCTACGAGGCGCTGTGTTTCATAAATCTCACGGTAAAGATACATACGCCCGTCATCGTCTACCGCCCACCACTGGCACACAAACGGGTTGGTGTATCCGAAGTCTATAGCCCGAAACCGCAGCCAGTCAGCGGGCGGGTCAAACCAGTCGATCATGTGCACCTGGGCATCCCACTCTTCGTAGACCTGCCCCTCGGCACCCACCCACAGCCCCAGGCGACCCCGCTTGTAGCGGACCCCCGTCAGCGCATCCAGCACCGCCATCGTGCGCTTGCCGCGCTCGGTGATTTCGCCCGTAAGCGGGTCGAACAGCGTCGGATTATCCTCGTGGCGGCTGTTGAACAGCTTCAGGCCGGGCCGCTGCTTGATCCAGTGCGCCGGGATGTCCGGGTTGCAGTCGCCAATCACCTGCGCGTAGGGCATGTTATCAGCGCGCCCCGTGGCGCGACCCGTCAGCTTCTCGAAGTCGTCAACCGTCAGTTCTTCGGCCTGATTGATGTAGATGATGTCCCATTCACTACTCAGAAATTTGCCCGCATTGTCCATTCCACCCAGCCACAGCCGCGCGCCGTTCGGGTACTCGTAAAACTCCGGCTTCTCACCGCCAAACTTGCGTACCGGGCTACTGGACGTGTCATCGGGCGGGCTAGGCAACACCTTCTGCTCATACGTCACCACAGCGCTGGCAATCAGGCTCTTGTACGTCTTGCGCACCATCAGCCCGCGCGCCTTCGGGTACATGCCCAGGACTGCGTTGATCTTGTGCAACGCCGTGATCGTCTTGCCCGTCTCGTAGGGTCCTGACGCCAGCGCCTCGTGCCCGGTGTAGTAAAAGAACTCCCGGTTCGCGCCGTACGCTACAAAGCCGTCCGGGCTGTTCTCGTAAATCGCGTAGCGCGGCGCAGTGGCGGTCATAGACCTTTAGTGCTCATGCCCAAGATGGCAATAGGAACCGGCTCGCCATCATCTCCCGTTCCGGCCGCCTGGATAATCTGCCGTCCGTAATCCTTGGGATACCGGCGCTCCAGCTTCCACGCCGCCGCCTGCCATGTGTCCGCCGCCGCCTTGTCAATCAGTGCTAGCCACTTGATCGCGGCATCTCCCTCGGCCCCTTTTATAGCTTCCAGAAACTCCACATAGGGCTGCTCGGCGTTCCACTGTGACGAGCCCTCTTGTACGCGCGGGTTGTCCCGGCGCTCGACCTCCGTCCGGCCCCGCGCCATCCAGTTATTGAAAGTGCTGTAGGAAATCCCGCCAAATTGCGCGGCGAGTTCATACGTCGCGCCCACACGGATCGCGTTTACAATGCGATCCTGTGTTTCGGGGGTTAGCTTTGTCGGTCTGCCTGCCATCGTTATCACGTATCCCGTTAAATCACTCCGCCGCCGCGTGCTGCGCGGGTGCGGCCAGCGCGGGCGCGAGGCCCATGTCCGCGAGGCGCTGCAACGTCACCGCCACGTACTTCGGCTCGATCTCCATGCCGTAGCCAATGCGCCCGGTTTGCTCGCAGGCGACGAGGGTGGTGCCAGAGCCGAGGAAGAGGTCCAACACAACCTCGCCAGCGTTAGAACAATGCTTTAATGCGTATACCGGTAGTCCGACTGGCTTCTGACTAAAATGCTCCCTATTCGTACCGGGCGAGGCCTCAAGTTGTGGTATCTGCCACAAATCAGGCGCGCCCCTATCCTCTATTTTCCAATCGCCGCTTTTATCTCTAATAAATGCCTGCCCAAAGCGGCTATTAAGTGCGTAGACCAATAATTCATATGTTGGCCTAAAGTGCGATCCGAGTCTTTTTGCGCCGTGTGACCACACGATCAAATTTTTGGGTGACATAAAGTGTGCAACTTTTTCAAACAAGGGTGGATAACTCCGCCAGTCGCAGCAAATGAAGGCCGCGCGCCCTCTCCCTAAGTTGGCCGACACAAGGCCAACGATTAACCCAAAGAACGGCTTAATCATCTCGTAATCGGTAATGTCAAGTTTTCCGCTAGAACTCGCAAAGGTCGCGTAGGGCGGGTCCATAAAACACATCCCGGCCTTCTCGCCGCCCATCAGCCGCGCCACATCCCCCGCGTCCGTGCTATCCCCGCACATGACCCGGTGACAGCGCCCCGGCACGCTCACGCTGGGCACTTCCCACACCTGCCCGCGCTCGGTCTGCCATTCCTCCCGCAGTTCCTCGGCCCGGTCGATCTGTGCGCCTGGGTCCTCAGCGGCCCCGCCGCCGTCACCCGCCGCGGCTTCCAACAGTAGCGCCAGATTGGCTGCGTCGTTGTTCAGGTCCGCCAGCAGCGCGTCGTCCATGCCAAAGCCAATCAGGGCCTCGGCGTCCCAACCGCTCAGCGCGTCCCAATCCCACTGCCCGGTCGTGCCCGCGTGGGCGGCTATCACCAACTCGGCGCGCTCGTCCTCGGTTAGCGCTCGGCTGCTCTGCCGCGCGTCGATCTCGTAGTCCGGTCCCTCCGCCGCCAGTAGCACGCTAAGGCGCTGGTGGCCGTCATATACCTCGCCACCGGGCCCAATCGCCACCGTCTGGAACTGGCCGATCTTGCGCCAGTAGGCCAGTAGGCGCTCAGCGTGGGCTTTGGTGATCTGTTTCGGGTTGCGCTCCCACGGCGTCAGGTCGCCCAGGCACACGCGGGTATTGATCCAGATCAGATCGGTCATTCCTCATCCCCCTACCCCGCCGTGGCCGGGTTGATGCGCATCAGGCGATCTGGACAAAGTTCATGGCGCTGCCCACTTGAAGCTGATACCAACCGTCCGAGCCCGGCACCAGCAGCGCCCGGCAGTCGATATTCACATAGCCATCGCTATAGATGGGATG